GCCATCTTACTCAAATCCTTACCAATCATCTCCGGCGTCACCGGAGAATCCCCGCCAGCGTGGCGGGCTTTGACATTATTGCCCTTTACTAAGCGCAAATTCAAATAACCCTGTCGTACCATCTTCCCATTACGGCGAAGATAGACTTGAGAGTTGATCAAGCAACAATCAGGAGAAATATAATTCTTCCCTTGCGAAGTGACGAAACCGACACTACGCGAAACACGCTTGAACGTCTCGATGAGCTCCATATCCCCTTTAAAAAGGATATCATCTCCATTAACCAGAGCGTTATCGAAAATAAATCGACCACGTCTAGACCGGGACATTTTCTCGTCAAAGGAGGGCGCGGAATCAATCCACACACGAATTGCTCTCTTTAAAACAGAGAGGTTGATAACACACAACATGGGAAACGATAAAGTGTGACCCATCAATTGACCCTCGTACATTGGTAACTTCTCACCAATAAAATTCTTCTTATCATCGAAGAACTTCAAAGACTTTTCATCAGGATAAACCATCCTGCCTGTCGTAATTGAGGTCCACGCAAGTGGATAGAGCGGATGCCAATTTAAACTCTGTAAACAATTTACAGTTGCATCACGGAATAATAAATCCGTCGCTGCCTCATAATCACCAGAGCACCAATAAGGCTCATCAACTAACTTGTCCATCTCGCTTACGCGAGCTAACAGGTCATCATGCAACATGGTAGACCACCTGGTCTTTTTCCATGAGTCAAGCATGAAACCCTGCAATGGCTGCAGGGCAGTGGCAACATAGCCATCCGACACTGAAATATTTCGAATCTTCCCAGGTTCAAAAATATGGACAAAACGACACTCAAACTCCTTGAAGTATCCGTCGTCATCTAGGGAATACGCATTGGTAGCAGCCGTGCTGATTGCACGGTCCAATGTTGACTGACGCCACTCATCAACTGATTGGGTGATCCCATGAAGGCTAAAAAGCTTTCTTCTAGAATCCTGCCACACAAATTTGTCTTGCAACGGCGCAAACATGCTTAACGCCCCTCCATCCCGGAGGGAAGCTTGAAGCACCGCCGACCCGCTTGGCATAAAACGCTTACCAAGACTAGGATTCACTGGTGGAACAAAAATCGAATCTGCAACAGATCTGATAACCTCACACATAACGTCCGGCACAATCCCTCGTGCCTCGCATAATCTAGCCTTAGACTTGCGAATGGACTTGCGGACATTCTCGTCCCCAAGAGGTCCCCACATCTGTTTCGATCCCTTCTGTAATGAATACAGAAAGGGGAGATCCCGGCGAGCCAAAGCTCTAGCCACAAATCTCTTACACCAGCCACAAAACAACTCACGTACATTCCATGTTTCACGAACAGGCCTTTCACTATCAAGAAAAGCAGCCGCAAGATAGGAATCAGTCCAATACTTAACGTATGACTGTTCACGGAAATCTTCACTCTGAAGTGCCGTAATACGACGCGCAGTCTCGCGCATAGATCTAACAAATCTATCGTATTCTTTTTGCTCAAAGAGAACCTTTCGAAGGGATCTCCTAGCAACGAAACACCAAACCAAACTTTCTACGATTAACTCCGTCGACGCTAAAATGCCGTCGATCCCAAGGCACACAGCCTTAGTTACATCCTGCACAGTTTGTTTTACTCCAAGTACATGAGTACCTGAGGAGCCTAAAAGCTCTTTAATCAAACTAATGCCAGCGGAACCTGTACCACCAACAGAGGTATGGGTCAAGCTTGCGTGTGGACCATTTTCCACACAACTTTCTGAGTCAGATGAGCTATCTGATATC